CCTTGGAGCTGCTTGATGGACTTAGTGTTATCTCCCATCGTATCAGTATACTTAAGGGTTTTCTATCAGCTGTAGATGAAGAGGGCTATGTACAAGCACAAGTGCAGGGACTTACTAATACGCTCAGATGGAAGCACAAAGTATGTGTTAATCTGCCCGGTATTGATAAGCCCTATGGGGATGACATACGTGGCTGCTTAATATGTCCAGAGGGCTATGTCCTTGTGGGCTCAGATATGAGCAGTCTGGAAGATAGAACTAAACAACATTACATGTGGGACTTTGACCCTGACTATGTAAAGGAGATGATGACAGATGACTTTGATCCGCATCTTGGGTTAGCAGAGTTTGCTGGAGCATTAACTAAAGAAGAAGTGGAGTTTTACAAATGGTACAAACAGTGAAGACAAGTGATGTAGTACAACTTTATTGGGACATAGAAGACAACCTCCACTACTGCGGAGGGAAGTTGTACTGGAAGGGGCAAGGGACTAAGTATGGGGCAGGGTGGGTGGACCCCTCTGGGTACACACATATCCGACTAAAAGGTAAGTTGTACTTAGAGCACAGGTTAATATACCTATTATTCCACAAACACTTACCAGAACTGATCGACCACATAGACAGAGACCCAACGAACAATAGAATAGAGAACTTACGGGAGGCTTGTAAGAAGGTGAATGCTATCAACTCTGGCCTGCCAGCTAATAACAAGTCTGGAGTTAAGGGTGTGAGTTGGCACAAGGCAGGCAACAAGTGGACTGCACAGATTAAGAATGATGGTGTGAAGATACACCTTGGCTCTTACGAGAAGTTGCAAGACGCAGTTGAGGCCAGACTTAAAGCAGAGGAGGACTTGTGGGGTGACATTAGATGAAATGAAGGCACTTCCAAAAGAGGAGCAAGAGAAGATAGCCAAGAAGGTAGGTTCTCTGCGTAAGATATATAAAGCTGCAAATTATGCTTGCGTCTACGGTGCTGGTGGAGCTACTGTTGCTCGTAGCGCTGGTATTACTGAGCGTGAAGGTGTTAAGCTCGTAGAAGCGTATTGGAAACGTAATTGGTCTGTGGAAGCTATAGCAGCTGATCAGAAAGTTAAGCAATGTAGGAGGCAGAAATGGTTGTACAACCCAGTTAGTAAGCTATGGTATAGCTTGAGAGCAGAGAAGGACAGGTTTTCCACATTGAATCAAGGCACAGGAGTGTGGTGCTTTGATACGTGGGTGAAATATCAACGGCAAAAGGGTTTGCCTATAATAGGACAGTTCCACGATGAGACGATTAACATCGTTAAAGAGAAAAACAAGGATAAGGCAGCGGAGGTGTTGCGCTGGGCTATTGAAGAAACGAACAAGGAATTAAAGCTTAATAGAGAGCTTGACATAGACGTACAATTTGGCATAAACTATGCCGCTATACATTAACTAAGAGAGAAAATATATGAGCTTAAACGCACGTAAAATTGCACATTCAGGTGGTAAGAAAGGCCCAGCACAGGACGCTATTGAGCCGGGTACCTACCCAGTACGAGTAGCACAAATCATTGACTGTGGCTTACAGCCTCAGCGTCCTTGGCAGGGAGAGGAGAAGCCTCCTGCACATGAGATGATGATTACGTATGAGCTACTAGATGAGTTTTGTGTAGATGAAGATGGTAATCCAGATGAGGAGAAGCCTCGTTGGTTATCAGAGACACTACCACTACGTAGTCTAATGGCTGAGAAGGCTAAGTCTACACAGCGCTACTATGCACTAGACCCTAATGAGGATTGTGAGGGAGACTTTGTAGCACTGGCTGGTATGCCTGCTAATGCCTCCATTACACAGAATGCTGGTAAGGGTAAGAATGTAGGGAAGGTGTATAACAATATACAGATGTTAACTACCATGCGTACTAAGGACGCAGCTAAGGCTGAACCACTTAAGAAGGAACCAAAGGTGTTTGTCTTAGATGAACCTGACTTGGAAGTGTTTAACAGCCTCCCTGAGTGGCTACAAGGTAAGATAAAGGACAACCTAGAGTATCAGGGCAGTAAGTTACAAGCGTTGCTCTCAGGAGACACAGCTGAGCCTGTCCCTGATGCTGCTGATGACACTGACGCTGATGTAGATTGGTAGGAGAGACATATGAAAATTGAAACAGGCGATCCTGTAATACTGACAGACAACTCTGGACTAGAGGAGGCTGGCCTAACCAAGGGCCAGCTAGGTTGGGCCAACTCCATCACGACTGTTCCCGGTGATGGTACGTATGTCTTCTTCATGCCTAAGGATGGTAAGCAGATGTATATTATAGGGGCTGATAGGCTTGAGGTGGATGAAGAGGCTAAGGCTGCTGGCATTACACTTAATGAGCAGACCATTGCTAAGGGGGACTGATGCAATGTTTGATAGACGGAGATGTGCTAGTATATGAGCTTGCCTTTAGTGGTCAGTATACAGACGAGGAAACTGGTGACTTAGTCATTAGGGACTTCGACTTCGTAGCTGAACTCTTAGACCAGAAGATAAAGGAAATATGTGGAGAGTGCTGGTCTGACGAACCACCACTTCTCTTCCTTACTAACGACTCTACACTGAACAAAATGTATAATAGGAAACGTAAGGCTGAGGGGTTGGAGCCCTTGGACTACAAGCCAAACTTTCGTATAGCCATAGCTAAGGACAAGCCTTACAAGGGCAACAGGAAGCAGGACAAGCCTTTCCATAGGGACAATGTAAGAGCTTACATGCTAGAGAAGTATGAGTGTGTGGTGGCTAATGGTATGGAGGCTGACGATATGTTAGCTGTCTACCAGACACAAGCACCACCTCTCTCCACCATCATCTGCACTAGGGATAAAGACTTACGTATGGTGGAGGGTATGCATTTTGGTTGGCCATGTGGCAGACAGCCACAGTTTGGGCCAGCTCGTGTAGACAAACTAGGGGAGTTACAACTTAATGGGAACAAACTCACAGGAACGGGTAGTAAATTTTTCTACTCTCAAGTGCTCACAGGGGACACAACAGACAACTACGGAGGTCTACCTAGATGTGGGCCCGCCAAATCTTTCAAGCTACTTGAGGGTGAACAAAGTGAGGCTGATCTTTTCAAAGCCGTTAGTGGAGCCTATAGAGATAAGTTTGGAGATGATTGGAGAGACAAGATGTTAGAGCAGGCACAGTTAGCTTGGATGGTTGTTGAACTTGACAGTTCAAGTCAGCCAGTGATGTGGGAGATAGATGAGGAGTGGGTGGAGAAAGACAATGGAACAGAGTGATCATGAGTATTTAGTGGAGTTAATGAATGCAGACAGTGTATTTTATGCTAGAAAATATTTTGGAGGTTTAAATGTCTAGGCCAGCAGGAGAGAGGACACGTTGTGGAGGACGCTGGACAGAAGCTAAGTGGAAGTCCTTCATTAAGAATCAACTACGAGGGGCTACACGTAAGTGGGCTCCTATAGGAGACTGCCTATCAGCAGCAAGAGTAAAAAGAGGCTTCTACTTATGTGCAGGGTGTAAGGAACATGTACCCAACACTATTAAGCAAGGAGCTAAGAGGGTGAAGAACGTGTTTATAGATCACATTGAGCCCATAGTACCTGTCACTGGATGGATCAGTTGGGACTCATGTATAGAGCGTATGTTCTGCGAGTCCTCAAACCTGCAACTACTATGTAAGGAGTGTCACGATAGTAAGAGTAAGGAAGAGACAGCAGAAAGAACTAAGCACAGACGTAAAGCTAAGGAGAACAAATAGGATGACAGACAACACTGAACGTCACTACAAGGAACTCTCCTTGTTCAACCACATAGAGAATGCTTCACACAGAGCATGGAACAGACTTACCACTGTCTCTAACCTTAAGGACAAAGGACGTACTAGAGATGCTGCTGGCTATCTGGACAAGTTAGATGAGACAGGACGAGCTGGTGTAGGGCTTATGCTAATGGCCATTAGGAACAAAGGACTAGACACTGTGAAGGCTGAACTTAATAGGGGCATAGAATGAAACTACTAGTCATTCCTGATACACAAGTACGACACGGTGTACCTATTGACCACATCAAAGCTGCTGGCAATTACATTGTGAAGCATAAGCCACATCACATAGTGGTGATGGGAGATTGGTGGGACTGTCCGTCCCTCTCTCGCTTCAACACCAACCTAGAAGCTGAGGGACAGAGGCTTAAGGCTGACTTAGAGGCTGGTGATGATGCTATGATGGCACTTATGATGCCCCTTATTAACTATAATGTTAAGCGTAAGTCTCAGAAGAAGGGGCCATACAAGCCTAAGCTTACATACATTGTAGGCAACCATGACCCACAGGTTAGACTACCAAGACTTATAGAGGAACATCCAATACTGGAGGGCTTCCTTGAAGATAAGACCAATAGGTTTCTTGAGGGACTAGGCTTCGAAGTAGTGGACTTCCTGAAGATAAAGAACATAGAGGGCATACGCTTCTCTCACTACATACAAAATCCACACAGTGTTAAGGGAGCACCACTAGGAGGGGCCATTGACACTATGCTTAAGAATGCAGGGCATAGCTTTGTTATGGGGCATCAACAGACGTACAAGATGGGGAAGCACTACTTATCTGATGGTACACAGAGGCTAGGCATTGTAGCTGGTGCTTTCTATGACCATGAGGAGCGCTATCAAGGCCCACAGGGGAACAAACATTGGAGAGGCATAGTGCAGCTTAATGATGTGAAGGACGGGAGTGCTGACGTTTGTGAGCTGTCTCTGGACTACTTAAAACGTAAGTATCTTTAGGAGGCTT